GCCCCTCTATTTTTTCGCTCGCCCATGCGTGTCGCGTCATAACCCGCTGAATACCATTATTATATTTAACTATAGGATAACCTGTGTCTTTGCAAAAGCCGGTTACAATACCTTGACTTCCATTACATATTTCAAGTGTTCCCGCGTCCGTTTGAATATTGACTACACACATTACTTGAGATCCAATTTTAAGAATAATTTTTTTATCACAAATTAAATTGTTTGTTAAGAATTCGGATTCCATTTTGATTTCTGTTTCGCTGAATTGTATTCGCGTATTGTATTTTAATTCAGCAAGACATTTAATATTGTATTCTTTTGATTCCGATTCTAATTCACTCATTTTAATGTTGTTAATGTTTTCTACTTTGTTCCTGGTTGGAAATAATTTTGTAGGCATTGCAACCAAATTAGAATCATATTCTCGCCCAACATATGTTAATAACAATTCATTCGATTTCTTTTTAAGTTTACCTTCCCGTATTTGATTTAAAATAGAGGTATAATTATCATCCGTCTGTCGAAATATTTTTACTAATTGTATTTGATTATTTGGGGTAAATATAGAATTCCAATCGGTACTTTCAAAACAAAATCTGGTGGTATCGATTTCATCTTTATCTCCAACTGGTGGCAATTGATAAAAATCACCCGAGAATATTAATTGAATACCGCCAAAATGTTTGGGGTTTTTTCGGACAACCTTACCAATTTCATTTAATAAATTAAATAGTTTTAAAGATAACATACTTATTTCGTCTACAACTAAAATATCGGTTGACAACCACATGGCTCTAGTAAATTTATTTTTTTTAATTTTTAAAACGAGTTCTTCTATTGTACCATTCCCTAGTCCGATTCCCGCCCAAGAATGTAGAGTTTTTGCATTACAGTTTAATAATATAGAGGCGCAACCTGTAAGAGCACATACTTTAATATTTTTCCCATGTTCTATTGCATGTCCGTTAATTTGTCTGATTAGTGCCGATTTTCCTGTTCCCCCTGGACCAGTGATAAATATATTATGACCCTGAATATATTTATCGAACGCAAGTTGTTGTTCTATTGACAATTCCATTAAATACTAGTGTTATAATTAATTAAATTACATATAATTATTTTCAATTTTATTATAAATTTATATTATATATGAATAGTTTTTTTGTATTTGTATTGATAAATTTTGTTGTCGCTTTTATATCGGATGTTATCTTGAATGATTTGTCAAGGAATACATTGATTTTCAGTTCTCTACAACCATATTTTAAAAATAAATTAATCAGTTTGGCAGGAATATATGCTGGCATAACAATAGCTATTGCAACAATTATATTATTACTTCTTTTCAAAGTAACAACTAACAAATATTTACCAGATAATACGAAAAATGTCTTATTATTTTTAGGGATGAGTTATTTTATAGGGTATTTGTTAGATGTAATCATAGAGAAATATAATATTTTTGGATATTCGTTAAAACCTTTTTATAAACAATTTGGTTCTGGGAATAGTGGCGCGATTGCTTTTATATTTTCATTGGCAATTAGTTTGTTTATATTTAATTATATTCTTTTATAAATAAAATGGAAGAACAATTGCATAAATTAGAAATGAAAATAGATTTGATTGATAAAAAGTTGGATTTATTAATATCGAAAATGGATGACAAAATAATAAACAATTGTGAAAAAATGGCGGAGCATATCGATTTTGTGAATGATGTTTATGAAAATGTAAAAACACCGTTACATTATATTTCAAATAAAATAAATAATATGCTTATAAGTAATTCACAAGGAGAAACGAAAAAAAGTATTGAGTAGACGGAAATTATAAAAATATTTTGTGTTTTGTATGTTTGTCGATAATAAAAAATTGAAACATTCATACGCATATTATGATAATTATAAAAAATGACAATTTGTGGTAACGAAACCTGCGATAAGAAAGCGACATTTAATATGCCAGGATTAAAGGCAAAATTCTGTGCGAAACATAAAACAGACGAAATGGTTGATGTTCTAAATAAAAAATGCAAAACGTGTAATTTAAAACAGCCAAGATGGAATTATACCGGTTTAAAATCTGAATTTTGCGGCGATTGCAAACTAGAAGGTATGATTGAACCAAATAGAAAATTATGTTCTTGTAATAGCACAAGACCATCATTTAATTTACCTGGATTAAAAGCGGAATATTGTAATGCATGCAAAAGCCCTGATATGATTAATGTAATTGATGCTCGATGTGTATGTGGAAAAATAACATCGCCAAACTTTAATTTTGTTGGATTAACAGGAAAATATTGTTTTGATTGTAAATTAGAGAATATGGTTGATGTAAGGAACCCAATGTGTCCGTGCGGGGTAAGACCGAACTTTAATTATGGTGGTTTAAAACCGAAATTTTGCGCGAAATGTAAATTAGACGACATGATAGATTTAACCCATAACTTATGTATTGTATGTCATAAAACTCAACCGAATTTCAACTATGTTGGATTAAAAGCGGAGTATTGTAAAAAATGTAAATTGGTAGATATGGTAGATACACATCATCATATATGGTGTTTTTGTGGAACTACACAAAGTCCATTATATAATTTAGAAGGTTTACCACCAAGGTATTGCTCTTCTTGCAAACTTGAAGGAATGGTAGATACACATCATAAAATGTGTAAAACCCATTTATGCAATACAAGAGTTCTTGAAAAATACGATGGTTATTGTTTACGATGTTATATAAATATATTTCCAGATAAACCAGTTGCAAAAAATTATAAAACAAAAGAATTTGCAGTTGTCGAATATGTTAAATCTATATTTCCGAATGTAACATGGTTTTCAGATAAAATAATAAAAGAAGGATGTTCTAAAAGAAGACCAGATATATTGCTTGATTTAGGGTATCAAATTATTATTATTGAAGTTGATGAAAATCAACATATTGATTACGATTGTTCTTGTGAAAATAAACGAATAATGGAATTGTCTCAAGATTTAGGACATAGACCAATTGTATTTATTCGTTTTAATCCAGACGAATATGTTGATTCAACTTCTCAAAAAATAACTTCATGTTGGGGTATAAATAAATCTGGTATTTGCGTTGTTAAAAAAACACATAAAAAAGAATGGACGTCCAGATTAGATTCATTAAGGGAACAAATTAATTATTGGATGCACCCTGAAAACATGACAAATAAAACAATAGAAACAATTCAATTATATTATGATTATTCTGTGTAATAATATACTAACAATAAACTAACTTATAATAATTTTGCGTATATTTTTTTTTAAATAAAACAAACATATATTTATGAATCTAGAATTAAAAAAATTTGATATGAAACAAATAAGTTTTAAACCTAATGAAGCAAAGGGTCCTGTAATTGTCCTATCAGGAAGAAGAGATACTGGAAAATCATTTCTTGTAAGAGATTTATTATATTATCACCAAGATATTCCAATTGGGACAGTTATTTCTGGAACGGAGGAAGGAAACGGGTTCTATGGAAAATTGGTTCCGAAATTATTTATTCACAATGAATACAATACGGCAATCATTGAAAATATTTTGAAACGTCAAAGGCAAGTTTTAAAGCAAATAAAAAAAGAGATGGAGGCGTACAAAAAGAGCACGATTGATGCGCGAACGTTTGTGATATTGGACGATTGTTTGTACGATAACACGTGGGCGAAAGACAAATTGATCCGACTATTGTTTATGAATGGTAGACATTGGAAAGTAATGTTGATTATTACGATGCAGTACCCACTCGGTATTCCACCGACATTGCGTACAAATATTGATTACGTTTTTATTCTTCGCGAGCCGTATATTGCAAACAGAAAAAGATTGTACGAGAATTATGCGGGAATGTTTCCGACATTTGAATCATTCAGTCAGGTGATGGACCAATGCACTGAAAATTATGAATGTTTGGTTATAAATAACAACGCGAAATCGAATAAATTACAAGATCAGGTATTTTGGTACAAGGCGGAAAGCCACAATGATTTTAGATTAGGTTCAAAAGAGTTCTGGGACATTTCAAAGGGGATGAATTCTGACGATGAAGACGAACAATATGATCCAAATAATGTCAAGAAAAGAGGCCAAGGACCAAAAATAAGTGTGAAGAAAACCAAATGGTAAAATTTATGAGGGTAGGATTAATAACCGTTCACGATATTCTATTACTTTATTTCTAATGATATAAGTTGCTGAAATTGTCAGTAATGAAATTTCAGTAGAAGAGCGAATAATCATTGGCATATCTTTATTATTTACACTATAAAATAACCACATACTAGATGAAGTAATACTTAACATGCAAAATATTAAAGACAATGAATTCGTGCTTTTATTTTTATATAAGAGAAACATAAAAATAATTCTTCCTATCACAGATAATGATGTGGCAGTATAAGGTATATTATCATTCATTATATTATTATGATGATTAAAAATAAGCATTTGAAATGCAAAATGTAATAATATAAATAATTAAATTTATATTATTTTATGGATTATGAGAGGTTGATTATAAATATACAATTTAAACATTATCTGGTTTAGTACTCATCACAATATTATCGCTTTCGAATAATTCTTGGCGAATATCTGCAACCGAAATAGATGCATTTTCATTGAGTTTATTTTCTTGCGTGTTTGTGTTATTTATACCAACTAGATTTCCCTCCTCATCAATTCCTTGAGTTAATGAACTTCCGGATTTTTCAGAATTCTTAATATTCTCTTCAATCGCCTTTTGTTTTGTTTCTTTCACGCGTTGTTCGAAAGCAGATTTTGCGAATGTCTCATTCTTCACCTTTTCTGACATAAGTTGATTTAATTCCTCCTCCATGTATTCAGTTCTTCCGGTCTTATATGCTTCAGGATCCCAACATAACCATTGTCCGATAGGGCCTACGAAAATATCAAAACTAGGATCTATTTCTCTCAACATTTTGCATCTTAACTCGGCTTCTTGTTGGGTAGGGTATGCTCCTCGGCATTTGAATCCTCTAACAGATGTTCTGAAATTATGTTGGATATTAAATTCATTCTCTAGTTTTTCTTCATTTTGATCGACAAATGTTTTATAGTCATTGTCAATATTTGTTTTCATTAATTCTGCTTGTTCGTCCTTAATGAATTCTTGATAATCCTTCATAACATCGTCTAGTGAAATTTTGTACTTGAAAGAAACAAAATTAATAAATTGGGAAAATTTTTCCATTGATTTTGCGAATTCCCACTTCTTTAGGAAATTCTCGAAATAAAACAACTCTTTCTTTTTTAGAATTTTTTCAGGAGTAATAAATGAAAAACAACCGAAATTTTGACCTGCAATAGATTTATCCACATCTAGCAAATCCACATATTTTGGATTAGGTTTTCCATTTTTCATCTTTTTAGGAAATTCTGGTTGGGCAAATTTGGAATGACTCATTTTAATATATTAAGAAGTACTTTTTAAGTATTAATTCTCAAATATTTTTTTCTTATTCTTTTATATAAATATGAATAATATTATTGACTTCTCCGAATTAGTAAAGAGATTCATCAAATATATCTTTGAAGGTTTCATTGTTGCAATCGCCGCTTTTGCCATCCCCAAACAATCTATGAATGTTGAGGAGATCGCATTGATTGCCTTAACCGCTGCCGCAACCTTTAGCATCTTGGATACTTTCATTCCAAGCATGGGAGTCAGTGCCAGAACAGGGTCCGGATTTGGAATTGGTGCAAGTCTTGTGGGGTTTCCCGGTGGACTTTAAGTAATTAACCATAAAACCGCAGGTTAATAACAAATAATTATTATATTTATTAATAATTATTTAATGTGTATTTGAAAAACAAACAAATGATACATATCTATTAAGAATATACTGACATTAAATATAATATATTATCATGGACGTCTTTGTTTCGAACATATAAAATAATAGATGCAATTCGTTTAATATATGTATGGCTATTATTATT